GATTAAAAGGTGAAAAATTTAAATAATCATTTTGAACTTTACATAGTTGTTCGTAGACTTCAGGAACAGCCTCATACCCCTTAACATGGTCGGCATGTTTTGTAAACCACCGAGTATACTGACCCACACCAGCTCCCACATCAAGAACGACTCCGTTAGAATCTATATATTGTCTTGTCTTTCCTACTAAAAATTCTTTGACATGTAAGTCATAATAGTATGGATTAAACACTCGTCGTTGTAAAACTTCTTTTGAAAGATTGGGATTAACTATCATAATATCTTAAATGACTTTTTACAGCTGTGCCTTTAGGTTCTTTAGGAAAATAAACATCAACATGAGATCCACAGCCGGGACAACTAAAGTTTGATACTATTAGATAATGATCTTCTTCATCTTCAACATCATGATCTCCGCCCCATATTAACTCTGTATGACAATGCCAACATCTCATAGTTATTTATCTCCGTTTGGTTTTAGTATTATTTGTAATGCAATACGTTCTCCAGTCTGCACGTGTGTTCCTCTATGCCAACCAAAGTTCGGTTCAAACAATATAAAATTACTTTTATCAGATGTAAAGTGTTTTAATTTTTTATATAAGTGTTCTGATAAAGGAGTGTTGTTTTTAAACTGTCGTGAAAAGTATGAATTTTTACGTGCCCATAACGGGAGACCGGCATTTATTTTTCTCTGTTCTACAGTTGATAATGTATTAACTAACTGATTACTTTTACAGAATAACATTTCAACATCATCAAACTTCCATCTGTGACTTTCTGGTATATAAGCAAAAGGACCATTGCCTCGTTGAACTGTATTAAGATATATAATTGTCTTGATATAATTATACTTCGGATCTATGTGTAATGTATATAAATCATTCTTAGGTTTATGCTTTTGATCGTTTTGAAAATATTCATTAAAGGTATCGTCTTTATCACTTACATGTAAATTAATATTGGTAATCGAATACGGTTTGGGTAATAGTTTTAATTTGTTATAGATATCGTTTAAAATCTCAAAGGCTTTATGACTTAACGGTATAGTTAACATCCTATCTTGCATTCGTGTATTTCTGATAGGTTCTAGTGATTTTAATTCAACAATATCTTTTTCAAGACACGCAAGTAACGAATCGGTATCAATAATAGTGTCGTAGTAACCTAGCTCTTTAAATTGTTTAGGTCCGTCATAGGATATATTGTTAGATTGTTGTAATAATGTAAACCCAACTAAAGCCGATTTAAGTTGGTTCTGAACGGTAACCGTAGGTTTAACACTAGTGTAAAGACTATTCATGCCTAAAGAAAATGAGTTTATATCTAATTCTTGAATAGCCTTTAACAAAACATTGTAAGTTAAAGGTATATCATTATTACTGGGTTCGTAATCTTCGTCATCAAAACAAACGGCAGGATCAGGAAGTTCCACACCGTGGTTAGTTATATAATTATCCAACACCTTTGGCTATCTCATCTATTTTAGCTAGTGTAGCTGTATTTCTACGAGTAAGTGGTTGTTTACCTGAAAATCTTTTAGATTCTTTTTTAGCTGTATCAAAATCATTATTAACTAAAGCATTTGTAAATTTTGGAAAGTTAAGTAGTCCACCAATATTATAAGCATAATCAGCTAACAGTTCTTTTTTGTCTTCGGATACAGTAGCTGGATCATATCCCATGCTTTGTAAATCATTATCAGTTCGTTTAAAAGCATCACTCATACTAATTGTAAATAATTTTTCTTGTTGCTCTGGTGTAATTTCAATATCAGAGTTTTCTTTTACAAAATCAGTAGCTTCTTTTCCTGATAAACCAGAGGCTAACGATAATCTTTCAGTTTTATCTTGAGGAACATCAACACTAGCCATGTCTTCAAGAATAGTGTCTTGTGATTTTTCTTTCATATCATAACCAGCACCAATCGTTACTCCACTTGTTTTTGTCGGATGATGAAGTTTGGTGCTATTTGGTCCGATCTCTTGTTCGTATGTAAATTTACCCATAGTCATTTTTGGTTGCTCCTTTTCTTGTTGTTCTGGTACCGTTTCAGTAGGTTGAGGATCAGTTGGTATACTTTGTGCCTGTCTAGCCATTTCTAAAAAGTTTTGTGGTTGTGGCATTGTTGTTTGCATAGGCATTGTTGTTTGTTGTTGAGTGGCTGCCATATCGGCTGCTTGTTTAAAAGCTTGAACATCACCACCAGCTTGTAACTCTTGTGTACCATTTAACTTATTTTTGTCAATCATTTTTAACAAGTCCATAACCACTTTAGCTGTAAGATTATTTGAATCGTTATCTTTCTTTTCTTGTATCTTAGCTGCTTCAACCATCGCATCAATATCAACTTCTTTTTCTTTAAGTTTTATTTCTCTATCTTTAAATTGAGCATCAACCATCTCTCTTTGTTTTTTTAATTCAAGTTCAGATTTTTGTAACTCAATGTTTTGTTGTTCAATACTAGCTAGTCCCCCTTGAGCTGCTAGTTGGTTAGCTTGTAATATTTGTTGAGCTGATTGTGACATAATCATTCCTAAACTGGCTCCTTGATCTACCTGACCTTCTTGAGCTTTCATGAGTCCACCCATTTGTTCTTGGAATCGTAGAACCATGTGTTCACGAATATTGTTCATCAACAACGGTTGTACATTTTTCATAACGGGGTTAGCTCCGTTCATAGGGTCTTGCATGTAAGCTGTCTTTACAGCTATGTGTGCATCATGATCTTGTCCAGGGAAAGCTTTTATTGGTCGTCCTTTTGCAGCTGACATAATATCAGCTATTGGATCTTGAGGAACAGCTTGCACTTGTGCTGTAATAAATCTATCAGGGTTGTCAACATTTGCCGCAGCTAATACAGCTTTATTTATCTCTGGCATGTTAAATGTTCCCGGAGGTGACTGTGAAGCTAACTGTAACATTAGTTGTGCTTGTGCTAATCTATGAGAGTTCGATGGAATGTTTGGATCACTAACCGGAACTACATCAACACGACCATCAAAATCTTGCTTGAATATCTCAGCAGACTGTCCTATAATGTCATAAGGATAAGTTGTGGGTAAAAACTCATTGTTTATTCTTGCTAATATTTTAAACTCGTCTCGTTGAGACTTGTGGAGTCGTTTGTGAATTGCTGAAAAAAACTTACCTGATGCTTCTAATAATGCTAATGTCGTGCCAACCGGTCCATAATTCGTTGCGTCAGACACTACTTGATCTGTCGTGTCAGCAAATTTCTGGCCGGCAGTGGCTACAAAGCCTAACATCTGATAGAGAGTCTGAGATGGTTCTTTATACGGAAGAGGAACTATGGACTTGCCCAAGTCTAAACCCGTTGACTCAACATCACGAAACTCTCCCGGCATTATCGGAGAATTATCACCGACAACTCTGACACCTCTGGCTTTAAATCCACCGGGTAAATTAGAAAACTGACCAGCATCAATCAAGGCTCTCATGGCTGCTGTAGCTGACATTGTTAGATTACCAAGGAAATGAATTAATCCTAATCCGTAGAACCCAAAACCCGGTACAAACTTGTAACTAACAAAATGTTCTCTTTTTACAAAACGTGGATCACCATCATTCCAGTTACGACGAATACTTAAAACCTTCTTTGAACTTTTATCAACCGTAACGATGTATGGATAAGCTACACCTGTTGGACTGTTAAAAGGTTCAGGTAAATCTAAATACAAATGTTGTTCAAGAAGAACATAACTTGGATCATAAGGATTCTCATCATAAGCTGATAGTCCCATAATCTGTTCAGCTTTTGATGTAATTGATCCTCTGTCTGTTTGTTCAGGATCACCAAGATCAACCTCACTATACATACCGGCATCCATATCTTTTCGTAAATCATTTTCACTACGATAAATAACATGAGTGTATCTATCAGCACGTCTAAGATCAGAAACAAGATTAGATACGTGAAACTGGTCAATAGGTATGAACTCTGATATTGGTCGTCCTAATGTTTCATCATAGTAAACTTTCTTAACTGCCGTACCGATTAACGGTAGGTGAAATAACATTTTCTCAAACTCATCGAAGTATTCTGGCATCTCCTCTGTGAGTTGATAGTTCATAAAATCTTTTACACGTTGTGCTTGTTTTTCTTTCTCTGGTGTAGGTGATCCTACTACTTGAGTTTTAACTGGACCTTTGCTTGGAAATAATTCTTGTGATGCTTTTGATTGAAACTTAACAGCATTCTCAATAATCAATGGATGTGTTGCTGTACAGGCACCATCAAACGGTTCTGTTGTTTCTTCTAATTTAAGTCCGAGTAAATCAAAGCCACGTTCAAAGGTTTGCTCCCACTCTTCTCGTGAATCTTTATCAGATTGATAGTTGTCAAAAACTGTATTTGATATTTCTTCAAGCTGATCTTCTTCCATCAAGTCAGCAAGGTTTGTATAAAAGTCTTCACTGATAGAGGCTAATACTTTACCACTATCTTCATTTAGATCCATCTCAACTTCACCCGTTATCGGGTCTACATTGACAGCTAAGTCCTCGTCTTGTTCTTCTTTTATATCTACGTTAATACCAAGCTCAGCCCCACCGGCTTGAACCTTTTCTTTAGCTTTATCTAAAGGTGTTGAAATGTCGTTTGGATTTTTTTCGATTGCCATAATTAATTAGATACCTTCCAGTAGGTTGCCTTATTTTTTTTATAAGTATTGTCATTATCACTATAATACGGGTCATGGGGATGTTGCAAGTGCCATGAGTCTTTCATATAGTGTATAGCCATGACCATTGAATCAACTTGGTCATCATGTGCTCCGTTTGGAAAAGTGATGGCTTCGTCAAACAATGTTTGTGCCCACGGCCGTTTCGGTAACCATACTCGTCCTGATTCAATCAAAGGTGAAGCAGCATAAGCTCTGGCTACCTTGTCCCGATCGGGTGTATATTCCATGATCGGTAATCCAGCTCGTCGTAAATCTTGTATTAATGATTGACCACTAGCTTTCTTCTCAATAATGATAACATCTGGTTCGTGTTCATCAAATGCATCTTGAGCATTCTGTCTTAACTCCGGATATTCAAATCGTCCTCGTGTGTTGCCTAATAAAATTAAATGACCAACATCATGTTCAGCTCCGGAACTGTCAGCTTCTACTTGTGTAAAGATACCCCATGTTTGTATAACACTATAGTCAGCTGTTGTTCGTGTTGAAAAAGCTGTATCCATAGTTTGTATTACGAAATCACAATGGGGTGGATCTTCGTACTCCCACATTTGAAACCATGACTTTTTAAGAATACCACCTTCATCAGGTACAGGGTTTTGCATGTAAAGTGATTCCCAGTATCGTGAACCGTTGTGTCTACGAATCTCCATCTCATCTTTTTTAAGAATCTCTTTTGGTTTCCATTCGGGAAAGTATGATTCACCGACGGGTAGTTTTAATAACTTACTACTTTTTTCATCAACCCATGCGGGTATGTTTACCACATCCCAATAATCAGATATAGCTGAACTGCCATCACTAGCTTCTGATGATAATAACCATCCACATAAATCATCTTCGTGGTATCGTGTATTAATAATAACGATAGAGCCGTTAGGCATAAGTCGGGTTCGTAAACCGGCAGGATACCACTCTTTAATATATCGACGACCAGCTTCACTAAAGGCATCTTCCTCTGACATTACATCATCAAGGAGAGCCACGTGTGCACCACGACCAGCTATCTGTGTACGAACACCGGCAGCTACATAGACACCGTTACGGTTGGTCTGCCATTTACCCGCAGCACGGACATCCGAACGTAATTTAATATCAAATACATCTTGATACGTTGGGTCACTAACCAGATCCCTCACACCACGACCAAAGTCAGAAGCAAGTTGGTCACTGTGAGATACCGATAGGATTTCATGATTGGGGTGTCGGCCTAGATACCAGGCTGGAAATAATTTAGAACACACAAGAGACTTTGATGAACGAGGTGGTAAGAACACCATCAGACGTTTGATGTCACCGTTTTCAACCTTTTGTAGTTTCTCACTAATAACTTCAATATGTCGACCCATTTTAAAGTCAGCTACGAGCTTTGGTGCAAAGCCTTTTACAAAGCTGAGAAAGTCTTGACGTATATTCTCGTAAGCATAATGCCTGAGTTGGTCAAGTTGTTCGTCACTTATTTCCTGATGTTCCATCTTTATCGGCTACTTTTTTATCACTAACTCCACCATCAATCAACTTAAATCCAGCAAGGTCAGCTAATTTTTTTATGTCAGCCTTTTTGTCTCC